ATAGCTGCTTCCCTTCCTGGGCCTCCAGCCACCGGGCCAGGCTCTCACAGGGAATCAAAATCCGATTCCCAACCCGTACCGCCGGAAAGTCCGGCCGGTGCGCTAAGTCATATACGGCGTCTGCACACAGGCCGAGCGCAGCGGCAGCTTCCTGGACGTTGTACGCGATTTTTTCCATAGCGTCCTCCAATCCTTATTCGTCTATAGTTCCGATATCCACGCCGTCCTTGTCAATCAAATGCTGGATACCATCTGCATCAGTGATAACGGTTAGAGTGTTTTCCGTAATTCCAGGAAAGGCGGCGTTCATGGCCTTGTGGGCGGCTTTTCGGCCAGCATCAGTGTGCCGCACAAGAGCCATCCAATGCGCTTTGACGGCGTGCGTCAGCGGGGCGTCTATTTCATACTCAACCCATCCCGTGTTACGAGGGTCTTTATAATCCAGATTGTGGACAAAGACCATCTCGGAAAACAGTTTCTCCGTTGGGTCGAGCTCCCCCCTCACCTGTTCCGGATCCCGGTTGCAGAGACTACACAGGTCATCTAGGGTAGCCCCAGTGCTTTGCCAAAAATCCAGCGCAAGGCAAATAGCCTTTCCTACTTCGGCAAGCTCACCCTCCGCAGCACGGTATTCCTCCAGCAGCTTTGACAGGCGCTGTGTGCCAAGAGGGAACGATATACCGGCGGACTCCGCTTTTCTCAAACTCCTATACAAAGCGCGGATTTCCTCTCGCTTTTCTGCGAGCTCCTGGCTGGCTGCGCGGGATTGGAGGCGGTAAAGGATGAGTAGCGTAGCTGCATCTCTCCTGGCTTTGGGGAGGCCGCCTCGCATGGCAGCGGTGCCAGCTCTGCCGAGATATTCAAACACCTTGAAATCAATTACGTCCTTATTCATCTGGCCTGCTCCGTTCCCTTACCGACAGATACTCCGTACTTTACGGCCATTTCCTTGACGATAGCGATGTAAATCTCAATCAGCTTCGTGTCATCAGCGATCACATCTACCTTGTTGAGCTTGTCCCGCTTGGACTTGCACACACCCTCATCCGCCATCCGGCGGCGCTTGTTGGTCAGCCTGGTCTCCAGCGAGACACGCGCCCGCTCATCCACGAGCTGGAACACCTCAGCGTTGACCTCCTGATAGGCACCGCCGCCGCCCCTGGCCTGCGCGACCTTCGCCAGCAGCTTCCGGCACTCCTCCCGCCAGGAGTTGGGGGCTGAGCACCACCACATCACGGATACCGTCCACTTTCTGGTTCACCGCCTCAATCGCCTTGTCCTGCTCCTTCTGCTTCAACTCCAAATTGATCAGGAGCCGGAGCTCAGGAGACAGCGTGTCCAAAGCAGGAACGGAGTTTACGGGGAGGAAAGCGGCTGCCAGGATGTCCTTCGCTTGGAGCTGATACACCTCCAACATCTCGGCCAGTTCAGGCGTCTCCGCCCGCATGGTGGGCGTAATAGCGATCTTTGCCAGCCAGAGGGGAACGAAGTCCAGTTTGATTGCTACGGTCTGATTGTTCGGGTCGAACACCCCTGCCGGAAATTTCCGGCACCCCTTCAACAGCACTTCATCCTTCTGCATTTTCTCGATCTGGTTGTCTTTTTGCGCCTTGCTCAAGCCGATTCCGTTACAGATATAGCTGACCCCTGCCCAAATCTGGCCGTCGGTATCACGGGCCGCCATGAGTTCCGCGCCCATGAAGGGCACCCGCTTGATTTCGAGTTCGTTTTCCATTTTGGTCTCCTTTCCAGTAGTCCGGTATATTACCCTTCGGCTTTGGTATCCTGACGTTGCGCAGAAACAATCTGGGCAAGTGCCTCCCTGAAGCGCCCGACTGCCCCGTCCGGCTCCCTGTGTCCATTCAGAACCATGCTCACATACTCAGGAGTTACCCCAAGGTGCTCCGCCAGTTGCTTTTTGGATACACGGGCTAGGTGCATTTCACCAATTAGATCCGCCGTCCATTGTGCAGGCATACAAAGTTCACCTCCATCCGTTCGTTTTGTGTTGATATTCTTAAACCGATGTGATATCATCCAAGCATAGAAGTTGTATTTCTTTAACACTCCCGTTTGGCAGAACGAGGGTGCGGCTTGTTCGCGTTTATGACTATCAACACTGTGACCACAGTATAGCTTATAATCATAAACATGTCAAGCCAATTCGTTGATAATTATAAACATTGCTTTTTGTGACAATTTGGAGGCTTGATTTTTGTGTTTTATGACGTATACTGTGCTCTATGCGAAAAGAACGGCCTTACCCCGAGCGGTGCAGCGTCTAAAATTGGGTTTAACCGTGCCAGCGTAACAGTATGGAAAAATACCGGCAAGGCTCCGAAACAGGAACTTTTGCTAAAAATCGCCGACTTTTTTGGCGTTACTACCGATTACCTTTTGACTGGAGAAGAAACAAAAAAAGCGCCCGCCCAAGAGGGTGAGCGTGAGATAGGCTTTGATGATTTCACCTATGCCTTTTATGAAGAATCCAAAGATCTCCCTGATGAAAAGAAAAAAATGCTCCTTGAGATGGCCCGTTTTATGAAAGCGGACATCGAAAAAGAGAAAGGGTAATAGCCTATGGATAGGCTCTTAGCGCTTTATCGGAAACTCAGCCAGTCTGGAACTAAATTCTATATGTGGGATTTGGACGACGATAAGGCTGTCACTCTAGAAGTGGGCGGGACGTATGGGATATTTATGGACTTCGACAATATTCCTTCTTCCAGAGATGAGGCTGCTGTCGTTGCTCACGAAGGCGGCCATGCGTCCACAGGAGCCACGCATAAGGTATGTAGTCCATTCGATTTGGTTGAGAAACACGAGTATAAGGCTTGGAAGTGGGCCGTTCAAAATTACATATCAGAGGATGATTTAGATGAAGCTGTAGCCGATGGGTACACGGACATTTACTCTTTAGCTGAACATTTTGGAGTCCCAGAGGACTTTATGCGCAAGGCTGTTTGTTGGTACACACACGGGAACCTTGCGACAGAACTGTATTTCTGAAGCTGGAGGTAATAGACATGAGTTTCCAATTTTATAGGTTTAGCCAATCGCCATCTGTAACGTTTGTATGTGTTGTATACTCCGTATTTACTATGTTGAATATCGGGCTTGGAATGAACATCTTTTTATCTTCTATAATTGCTCTGGCATCTTTTTGCATTTTATTTATCCCTATCGTATCTATTTTTTATCCTCTTATTTTCACTGGCTATATGATTGCATCTTCGGTTATTCTTTACAGTCATGAAAATATTTATTTCTATATTGCGCTTGTTGTTCTGATTATTACAATAATTCGTTTTCTATTTATGTTTTTGTTCGCTGTTTTCAACCCCGCACTCTCTCGGCAATATGATTTAATTCTTAGAAATAGAAAATGAAAAGTTTGTTCTGCTAATATGTTCAGCAGCCTGGCCACGGAGCTGTATTTTTGAAGGAGGTCTCTGTTATGATGCACCCCTTCATGACCCTGGACGATGAAGCTATATTCCTAGGAGGTTTTATACATGTTAGACGAAAAAGACTTACAGTCCATCCAAACCATGATTGACGCATCCATTCGGGCGTCTGAGAAGCGCATGATTACCTATTTTGACACGGATGTCATGCCGAAGTTTGACCTGCTGGCGGAGGGTCTGCAAGGTATACAGGCAAAGCTAACTCCCATGACCAGAATAGAGGCCATAGAGGACGACGTGGCTCTCTTGAAACAGGTGATCCGCTCCATGAGCAAGGAACTGGCCGATCTGAACAAGGCGCAATAAAAACCGCCCCCGGTACTCGCAATACCAGGGACGGCTCACATAGAGGGGGCAGATTGCTTTGCGGCGCTCTGCCCTTCTATTTTAACAGAATAGGAGGAAAAGTCAATGGCGAGAAAGTCAGCCGCCGGAAGCGGCACAATCCGTAAAAAGACAGTGCCCCGCCGCGGGAAGCAGTATAGCTACTGGGAGGCGCGGTACACAGTCGGACGAGACCCAGGCACCGGAAAGCAGGTGCAGCGGAGCATCACCGGCAAGACGCAGAAGGAGGTCGCCCAAAAGCTCAAGGCCGCCACGGCGGCCATTGACACGGGCACCTATATCACTCCGGCCAAAATGACGGTTGGGGCCTGGCTCGATGTGTGGGCAGCGGAGTATCTCGGCAGCGTGAAGCCCGCCACCGCTACCAAATACAGAAGCCTCATAAAAAAGCACATCAAGCCGGCCCTCGGCGCGGTGTCTCTCCCTGAACTCCGCCCCCACATAATCCAGCAGTTTGTCAACAGTCTGGGCTCACTCTCCCCGGCCTCCGTCCGGCTGGCCTATAAGGTTCTGCACCAGGCGCTGGAGAAGGCGGTCAAGCTGGAGTACATATCCCGCAATCCGGCCGCGGACTGTGAACTCCCCAGAGCAGAGCGCACGGAAATTCACCCACTCAGCGACGAACAGGCCGCAGCGTTGCTCCAGGCCCTCAAGGGTAGCCGTTTAGAGCGACTGGTCTCCGTGGCCCTGTTCACCGGCTGCCGCCTCTCGGAGCTGCTGGGCCTGACTTGGGACTGCGTGGGCTTTACGCCTCGAACATTGCTGATAAATAAGCAGCTTGTCCGGCCCGAGCACCGAGAAAAGAGCGGCCTTTTTATCTCCCCAAAGAGTGGGAAAAGCCGTACAATCACGCCTGCTCCCTCGGTGCTCAGCACTCTAAAGGAGCAGCGAAGGAAGCAAGCTGAACGGCAGTTATTGGCTGGGCCCTTATGGGATAACCCCCACCAATTTGTGTTTACCAATGATATCGGTTGCCCCCTCTGTTTGTCCACGGTCGGCCTCCAATTTCGTGCCGCTTTAAAATCTGCCGGATTGGTTGGTGTCCGTTTCCACGACCTCCGGCACACCTATGCCGTCAACGCTATTCGGGCCGGTGATGATATCAAGACCATCCAGGGCAACCTCGGCCACGCCAGCGCGGCCTTTACTCTGGACAGATACGGCCACTTCACCGAGCGCATGAGACAGGACAGCGCCGCCCGCATGGAGGGCTTTATCAAGGGTGTACTAGGCTTGTAAGGGAAAAAATAAGGGAAAACAGGCCTTGATGGCATATCTGGATCGGCTGGAATTACTGCAAATACTAGAAAGATGAAAAAAGAGCGCCGCAACCAATAGTTGCGGCCATGAAACCCGGAAGCGGTGGCGGCCCAGGCCCGTCTCTGCTATTCTGAACGGCGAGGAGGAGTGCCCATGAATCTGGAGATTGCAAACCGCCTGCTGGCCCTGCGCCGGGAGCACGGCTATTCCCAGGAGGAGCTGGCTTACAAGCTGGGGGTCAGCCGCCAGGCGGTGTCCAAGTGGGAGAGGGCGGAGTCCTCTCCAGACACGGACAACCTGCTCGCCCTGGCCCGGCTCTACGGCGTGTCCCTGGACGCGCTGCTGCTCCACACCCCGGCGGGGGAGGCGGCCGGCGAGCCGGGCTCGATCCCCCCGGCC